AAATCTGGACTATATTCTTTATTCATACCAATGGAATGGAATATGGAGGGCTTTATAGACAGGTATGGTATGCCAGTAATAAGAACTCCAGATGAACCAGTACTTGGTATAGATGGTGAGATGATAGACCAAGGAGCTATAGACTATTGGGAAGGTGAGGTTGAGTCTTTAAAAGGTGATCCTGACGCTTTAAATGAATTTTACAGGCAGTATCCAAGAAATGAAGGGCATGCATTTAGAGATGATAGTAAAAATACTTTGTTTAATTTAACAAATCTATATGAACAAATAGATTATAATGACTCATTTTTAGAACAGCATTTATATACTAGGGGTGGGTTTAGATGGAAAGATGGGATTAAATTTGGAAATGTTGAATGGTACCCAGATGTTAGAGGTAGGTTTTTGGTATCATGGACTCCTCCTAAAGGTATGGAAAATAGGTGGATCGAGAGAAACGGTATGAAATATCCTGCAAATGAGCATTTAGGATGCTTTGGATTAGATGGATATGATATATCTGGAGTTGTTGGTGGAGGAGGCTCTAAAGGTGCTGCTCATGGATTTCTTGGTTCGCACATGGATGATGCTCCTACAAATCAGTTTTTCTTGGAGTATATAGCAAGACCTCCTATGGCTGAGATATTCTTTGAGGATATATTGATGGCTATTATATTTTATGGAATGCCTATATTAGCTGAAAATAATAAGCCTAGATTTTTGTACTTTTTAAAAAATAACGGATTTAGAAAATACTCACTAACTAGACCAGATAAACCCCAAAATAAACTAACATCAACAGAAAGAGAGTTAGGGGGTATACCTTCATCTGATCAAGTTATTGGTGATCATACAGCAGCTATTGAGACATACATCCAAAAGCATGTAGGCGTAGATCATACTGGTTCATATAGAGACAAAGGTGATATGGGCACTATGCCATTTAATAGAACTCTTTCTGATTGGGTTTCATACAACCCGAAAAATAGGACTGTTCATGACCCTACAGTTAGTTCTGGATTTGCAATTATAGGTGCTAACAGACACTTATACAATCCAGTAGTCAAAGAGTCCAAAATAAGTTTTAACTTTGCAACTTACGATAATAATGGATTACACAGCTCTATAAATAATGGAAAAAGGTAAAAGAACAATTATACCATATGTAGACTTTCCTTCTCAAACTGCAAGTGAGACTGAAAAAGGTAGTGATGATTTTGGATTAAAAGTAGGGAAAGCTATTGAAAGTGAATGGTTTAGGATGAACACTGGATCAGATTCTAGGTTCTATTCTAGATGGAATGACTTTAATAAGTTAAGACTTTACGCAAGAGGTGAGCAACCAATAGCCCAGTATAAAAAAGAAATGGCTATAAATGGTGATTTATCTTACATCAACATAGATTGGAGTCCAGTTCCTATTATACCCAAGTTTGTTGATATTGTTGTAAATGGAATGAGTAACAGATTATTCAAACCAAAAGTGAAAGCTGAGGATGCATTATCTCAAGCCAAAAGAATGGAATACCAAGATATGGTTGAGGGTCAAATGTTGGCTAAACCTATTATTGAAAATTTCCAAAAAGAGCTTGGTGTAGATGGGTTTGCAATGAATCCTGACGATTTACCTGCTGATGATGAAGAACTGAATCTACACATGCAGCTAAAGTATAAACCTAGAATTGAGATTGCTGCTGAGACTGCTATTTCTACAATTTTTGAAGATAATGATTATGAAACTATTAGATCTGAAATAGATGAGGATCAAGTTATTTTAGGATTATCTGTAGGTAAGCATGACTTCTTAAAAGGTAAGGGATTAGTTTTATCAAGAGTTGATCCAGCGAGATGGATCCATAGTTACACTGAAGATAGATACTTTAGGGACTGTTATTATTTTGGACATGTAGAGACAGTTCATGTATCTCATTTGAAAGCTATTAATCCAAGTATTTCTGATGAGACAATTGAAGAAGTTCAATCTCTAAGTGGGCAGTGGTATACAACTCATAATTTAGATAAATTATATGGATCTCCATTTAATAAGGATACTGTAGACATCTTAAATTTTTCTTATAAAACTACACAGAAAAGAGTTTATAAGAGGAAGAAAACTAAAAACGGTGAAAAATTAATAGAGAAAGAAGAGTCATTTAATCCAGGCCCAGATAGTTGGGAGGAGCATGGATTTGATAGAGTTGACAAGGATATAGAAGTTTGGTATGAAGGTGTTTTAGTACTTGGTACTGATATACTAGTTAAATGGGAACTTGAAAAAAATATGGTTCGACCAAGCAGTGCTTTAGAGAGAGCTATACCTAAATATGTAGCTTGTGCATCAAGGATGTATAAAGGCCAACTAGATTCATTAGTAAAGAGGATGATACCTTTTGCTAATCAAATACAAATGACCCATTATAAAATACAGCAAGTTGTAGCTAGAGTTGTACCTGATGGTGTATACTTAGATGCTGATGGATTGGTAAACATAGATTTAGGAGACGGTAATTCCTATAATCCTAGTGCTGCTCTTAACATGTATTTCCAAACAGGTAGTGTTATTGGTAGAAGTTATACAACTGAAGGAGATATGAATAGGGCAAAAGTTCCTATTGAGGAGATTAATAAATCTGCCGCTACTGGTAAGCTTCAAATGTTGATTGGTAACTACAACTACTACCTTGGTATGATAAGGCAAGTAACGGGTCTTAATGAGGCTAGAGATGCCACTACGCCAGATTCTAGAGCATTAGTGGGTATACAAAAAATGGCTGCTTTAAACTCTAATACAGCAACTAGACATATCTTAGAATCTGGATTATGGATTACAAAGAGGATGGCACAAGCATCTATAATAAGAGTTGCTGACATCTTACAATATTCAGATTTTGCTGAAGCTTTTGCTAATCAAATAGGCAGAAGTAACATGACAATCTTAAACGAAATAAAAGATTTGTACTTACATGACTTTGGGATTTTTGTTGAAATATCACCAGATGAGGAAGAAAATGAAAGACTTCAACAGGATATACAATTAGCTTTAAGATCTGGAGGTATTACCATAGATGACAAAATTGATATAGAAGAAATAAAAAATATCAAATTAGCATCTCAATTACTAAAAATAAGAAGGAAAAAAAGAGAGCAAGATCAGCAAGATAGAGAGATGCAGAAGGATGCTTTAAATAGACAATTCCAATTAGAGTCTCAGAAATTAGCTGAACAAAAATTATTAAAAGAAATAGATGCTCAAGGTAACGCAGATTTAAATGTACTTAGAGGTAAATCTGCATTTAGAATCTCTGAGTTAAAAGCTGAGGCTCAAGAGAAAAGAAGTCTGATGGATCATGAATTTAATCTTCAGATGCAATTAAAAGCAAAAGAGCTAGAAATTTTAACCGGAAAAGAAGCTAAGAAAGAAGACAGAAAGGATAAAAGACAAGACAGACAAAACTCTCAACAATCAAAACTTATAGAACAAAGATTAGGTAGCGGTAGGTCAATGAACTTTGAATCAAACGAAGATAGCTTAGATGGTTTTGGACTTGAGGAATTTTCCCCTAGGTAACCACTTGGTTTCTTAATATATTTTATTATATCTTTGTAAAATTAAATTTAATCTTATGGAATTCAAAGAAGTAAAATTAGTTGGTGGTAAGGATGTAAAATCAACTCAAGAAGTAGAGGCTGAGTTACTAGCTAAAAAAGAAGCTGAAGAAGCTGGTAAACAGCAAAGTAATTCAGATTATTTAAAAATAAAAGATGAAGACGTTCTTAATTTTATAAAACAAAAAACAGGCAAAGAAGTATCATCATTTGATGATTTATTTAAGGTTGAAACCAAAGAGGTCGTTAAAGAGCCAGAACTTCCTGAAGATGTTAAAAGTTTCTTTGATTTTAAAAAAGAGACTGGAAGAGGTTTAAAGGATTTTATAAAAATTCAAACAGACTTTGATAGCGTTCAGGATGATGTTATCCTTAAAGATTACTATAAGGAAACTAGGGAGGGATTGGATGATAGTGATATTGATATTCTATTAAAAAAATTCAATATCAACGAAGATGATGCTATAGATGATGATGAAATCGCATCTATTAAAATTGCCAAAAAGGAAGAGATTGTTAAAGCCAAAAAGTATTTTAACGACATGAAGAGCAAATACAAGGCCCCACTTGAGCTAAGTGGTCCTGTTGTTTCGGATGAAGATAAAAGTTTCTTTGAGGAATTTAAACAATATAAAAGCAGACTGAAATCTGATAAAGAAGAATCAGAAAAAAGAAGTAGGTTCTTTACTGAAAAGACGGACCAGCTTCTAGGCCAGGAGTTCAAAGGTTTTGAATTCGATATAGACGGCAAAAAAATTCTTTTTAATCCAGGGTCTCCTGAAGAGTTAAAGAAAAATCAGTCATCACCGTTAAACTTAGTTAAAAAGTTTATTGGAGAAGATGGTCTAGTAAGTGATGTTGTAGGATACCACAAATCGATGGCTGCTGGAATGAATCCTGACAAGTTTGCAAAACACTTTTTTGAAATGGGTCAGCACTTTGAGAAAACCGGATTTATGAAGGGGATTAAAAATGTTGATTTAGAATCTAATAAAAAGCATGTTGGCACACCTAATTCAGGGTTTAGTGTAAAAGTAAAAAACCAGGATTCACGTCCTAGTGGAAGACTTGTAATAAAAACATAATAATAACTTAAAAATTTTAAAAAAATGGCTGGAAATTTAGCTACGTCACCAACATTTGCATTACAACCTAGTGCTAAACAGGTGGCTTTACCAAGTAATTACATTAGTAATTTTGACTTTTTGTCTCAATATTTACCTGAAACTTATTCAGAAGAATTCGAAAGATACGGAAACAGGAGTGTTTCTTCATTCTTAAGATTAGTTGGTGCAGAATTACCATTTGCTTCAGACCTTATTAAATGGACTGAGCAAGGTAGATTGCATACAAAATACACACAAGTTGGAGCTCCAACCGGAACGGGCGGAAATGCCTCTGTAGAATTCCAAGTTAATGATACAATATCTGGTAGTATTGCTATCAGAGTTGGTCAAACGCTTGTTATATCTCAAAATGATGGCTCAGGAAGCAATAAAGGCATTGTTACTGCTGTTAATACCGCAACTAATAAGTTTACTGTTGCTTTTTATGAAAACACTGGTTTAGTAACTGCTGGTACTGGAGTTGGAAATTCTGACGTTACTGTATTTATTTATGGTTCAGAGTTTCAAAAAGGCACTGCATCTATGTCTGGAAGCTTAGAAGCACAAACTGATATTTTTGAAAATTCACCAATCATCCTTAAAGATCACTATGAAGTAGCTGGGTCTGATATGGCTCAAATCGGATGGGTTGAAGTGAATAACGAAAATGGAGATACTGGTTATTTATGGTACTTAAAATCAGCTGGTGAGACCAGAACTAGATTTGAGGATTATATGGAAACTAGTGTTGTTGAGGCTGTTCCTGCTCAAGCAGCAGCTGGTGCTAACCCTAATTCAGGTGCTTTAGCGGCAAGTTATAAAGGTTCTGACGGTTTATTCTACTCTGTTGAGGCTAGAGGTAATGTTTGGTCTGGAGGTAATCCAGATACATTATCAGAGTTTGATGCTATTGTATCAAGACTTGACAAGCAAGGTGCTATCGAAGAAAATGTTTGGTTCTTAAACAGAGCATTTACATTTGATATCGATGACATGTTAGCAGCTCAAAATAGCTATGGAGCAGGAGGCACTTCTTATGGTTTGTTTAACAATGACAAAGACATGGCTCTAAACCTAGGATTTGATGGATTCAGAAGAGGATATGACTTCTATAAAACTGACTGGAAATATCTTAATGATCCTACAATGAGAGGTGACTTACCTTCTGATAATATAAGTGGTTTAATGGTTCCTGCTGGTACTAAAACTATTTATGATCAAGTATTAGGTAAAAACGCTAAGAGACCTTTCTTACACGTTAGATACCGTGCTAGTGAAAATGAAGATAGAAGAATGAAAACATGGTCTGAAGGCGGTGCTGGAGGTTATACTAACAGCGGTGTTGACAAGATGGACATTCATTTCTTAACTGAAAGAGCATTGTGCACATTAGGAGCTAACAACTTCTTCTTAGTTAAAAATTAGTATTTAAGGACCCTCTTTACGGGGGTCCTTATTTTTTTTATTTATTAATCAAATTAAATTAAAATGAAATCAGTAAAATACTCTGAGTTTAAAAAGAGAATTGAAAAAGAACAAAAAGACCGTATTTTCAAATTAAAACAAAACGGCACACCTCCTACATTTTTAATTCCAGTAACAAGCAAAAAGAATAAAAAATTACAGTTTTTTGATGAGGATGATAATTACCCAAAGAACATAAGGTATAGTTCTAATCAGAAATCATGTATTGAAGAAGATCAAAAGGGGTCATTAGTATTATCTCCTATTGAGTTTTCAGATGGTCTGTTAAGAGTTCCTAAGGAATATATAACTCTTCAAATATTTATCTTGCTTCACCCAGACTATGGGACTAAATTTGTTGAATTAGACAAAGCAAAAGATGCTGCTCAAGAGCTTGAAGAAATGGATCTAGCTGATAAGGCTTATGATAGAGCTAGAGAACTTGAGGGTCAAGAATTATTTGATATCGCCACTATTGTTATTGGTGAATCTGCTATAGATAAGCTATCAACATTTGAATTAAAAAGAGACATTAGAATATACGCAAAAAATAATCCTAGTGAATTCTTAAATATTGTTAGCAGTCCTACAGTTGATATTTCTGTTCAAGCTAGAAAATTCTTCAAAGAAGGAGTACTTTCTTTTAGAAATAATAACAAAGAAGTTTATTATAACTTAAAGGATAAAAAGACAAGATTGCTTAGAATACCAGAAAACGCGGATCCATATGATGTGGTATCTGAGTTCTTATATTCAGATAAAGGTTTAAATGATTTAAAAATGTTGGAAGCGGCATATGATGCTAAGATAGAATAATTATATTTGCAATTCCTTATTACTCAACCCTTCTCAAAGCCATCCCGAATTATTGACGGATGGCTTTTTTATTTATCTTTGTACTTTATTTTAACCCCATAAATTTTTAAACATGGAAAAATTTTTAAAAGTAACTAATGCTCCAAACACAGGCCAATTGATAGGTTTAGGTGGAATTAAAGATGTATCTACTGCAAGTGCTACGGCTACAGCTGTTGTTGTTAAGTACAATGATGGAACTGCAACCACTATTACAACTGCTGCCCAAGTAGGTTCAGACGTGTATCTTAAAGTTGTAGACTCTATAAAAGAGGCCCTTACAACTTCTTGGCAAAATCCATTTTACGAAATTAAATTGCCTAAAGCTGTTACTAGTATTGTAAACGCAACATAGTATTCTTAGGATAACTAGAACATTAAAGCCTTCACATATCGTGAGGGCTTTTTTTTTATCTTTGTGAAAAATATTAATGCATGATAGATTCTGTTAGAAATTCAGTTCTTGCGTTATTAAATAAGCATAACTACGGATCTATTCCCGTTGCTGACTTTAATGAGTACGCCAAAATGTCCCAGATGGATATATTCCTTGGTCTTTTCGAAAACTACAAGGATGTAATAAACATGGAGAATAGAAGGATGTCAGGGACTGGAGAAGCTGATATGAGAAGAGCTATAGAAGAAGCTATAGATATATTTACAGTAACTAGAACTCTTAACAGAGATACTGATAATATATTTGATATGCCTAGTCTAGCAACAACTGGTAGCAAGTCTTACAAAATAAATGAGATATTGGTTTATGATGTAAATGGAGCTATTAAGACATTCCTAAATACTTCTGATTACATAAGTAAGTCTAAGTTGGAGATGCTTAAGATTTCTAATTTAAGCTTACCAACTAAGGTATTCCCTGCTCATTATATAGAAGGTACTAAGCTAACTATGTTTCCTGAGACTATAAATGTAGATGGTGCAGTAGAGGCTGAGTACGTTAGATTCCCACTAGATCCAAAATGGACTTTTGTTAGCTTAAGTGGTGGTGAGCCGATTTTTAATGCTTCAGCTAATGATTACCATGATTTTGAATTACCAAGTGAATATTATACTAAATTAATATTTAAGATACTTCAGTATACAGGTCTATCAATAAGGGAGGCTGATGTTGTTCAATATGTAAGAGCAGGAGAAGCTGCTGATTTAATGGAAAAAAATAGCTAATGGCATATCTAAGTCAATATCAATATTATGCAAATGCCGGAAATTCTCCGAGCAATGCTAATTGGGGATCTTATCAATATGTTCCTTTAAAGGAAATTGTAAACAACTTTATGAATATGTATGTTGGTAATGACCAGCTTATAAATAATATATCCAGGCATAAGGTTGTGTTTCACGCAAAAAGAGCAATACAAGAGCTTAACTACGATGCTTTTAAAGAGGTTAAAGCACTAGAGTTGGATGTTTGTTCATCTCTTAGATTTATATTGCCTAGTGATTATGTAAACTGGGTTAGGATATCAGTTTATAGAGATGGTGTGTTAATGCCTCTATCTGAAAATAGACAAATAATTTCAGCTGATGCATTCCTTCAAGACGAAAATTGTTCAATTCTATTTGATCAAGACGGTGAAATACTTAGACCATCTGATTCAGACATAGATTTAGAGAGAATTGCAGGCACAAAAAAGAGCCTTTATATGAATGAAAATAGTCAGTTCAGCGGTATGATGGGGTATGAACATGGAGGTAGATGGTATTTTGACTATAATTTTTCAGGTAGATTTGGCTTAGAAACAAGTAGAGCTAATGTAAATCCAACATTCAGGATAGATAAGAAAGCAGGTGTAGTTAATTTCGATTCAAGCATGTCTGGTCAGAAATGTATAATGGAATATGTAACTGACGGAATGGAGTCTGGAGATGAATCGTTGATATCTGTTAATAAATTATTTGAGAAGCATATTTATTTAGCAATTGAATACGCAATACTAGACAGTAAGCTTGGAGTTCAAGAGTATATTGTAGCAAGGAAAAGAAAAGCTGCTTCGGCATCTCTAAATAATGCTAAGATAAGAATTAGTAATATCAAACCAGATAGATTATTAATGGACCTTAGAGGTCGTGATAAATGGATTAAATAATGGGGGCTGATAAAAGGCATTTCATGGCAGGGATGATGGACAAGTCATCTAGCAAAAGACTTCTTCAGAATGGGTCTTACATAGATGCTATGAATGTTCGCATAACATCTGCTGATGAATCTACGGATGGTGGTGTAGAAAACTTGTTAGGTAATTCTAAAATAACTACATTAAGCTATCTAAACAATACATTAAGTTCTGATGCTAGATGTTTAAAGGCTATATCAGACAGTAAAAATGAAACTATATTTTGGTTTGTACATGATCCTAGTTTTGCCGTTGGAGCTACTCGTAAAATAGACATGATCGTTTCTTTTAATGTAAAAACTAGTGCATTAAAATATCATGTAGTATCAATGGATGATGGTGGACGTGAAAACACTGTACTAAACTTCAATCCGCTATATCTTATAAATGGAGTTAACTTAATAGATAACTTTTTATTTTTTACTGATGACTACAATCAACCAAGAGTTATAGATATAACTAAGTCATATGCAAGACCATCACTTATTTCAATCCCTAATTATAAAGACGGTATTACTAATGAGGAGTTGCTTGTAATTAAAAAGCCTTATTACACATCTCCTTCTGTAGATGGTTTTATTTCTTCTTCTGATAAAAACTTTTTGGAGGATAGGTTTATATGCTTTGCTGTTAGATATAAATACGCTGGGAACCAATATTCAGCAATATCTCAGTTCTCGCCACCAGTTTTTTTAAATTCAAGTTTCGAGCTTGACACGTCTACTATGAGTAATAGTGGGATGAAGAATATTTATAATGCAGCAAAGGTAACTTACAACTCAGGAGGCCCTTTAATAGAGGCTATTGATATCATATTTAAAGATATGAATAACAATATTATCAAAGTTGCTGAGACTATAAATAAAGAAAATCTTGGACTTACTGATGATACTGAGTATGAATATATTTTTGATGGTAATAAAATTAGCAAGGTACTTCCTGATTATGAAATATTAAGGCTATACGATAATGTTCCAAGATTAGCAAAGGCACAAACCATTATAGGCAATAGGCTTATGTATGGCAATTATGTTGAGGGCTATGACTTAGGAGAAGACGTTAGGATTGATTTTTCCACAAATTTGATATCTACTGATATAAGCGTAACTGAGTTGTCAACATCTACTAGGTCTTCAAATTATACATGGACCGGTAGTGGATATGCATATGATAGTAAATTAAGGATAACATTTGGTAGTAATATTGAATTAAAAAAAGGTGCACTATTATCCATGAGTTTTAACTTGATTCATAGTGGATGGGTTCAAGGCTCACTTACAAATCCAACATTTGTTGTCCCTATTAATTTTTCATTTGTACTTGATAAAGATTATTCATCAGTGTATCAGATGTCTATTAGTTCTGAATTTAAAAAGGCAATCGGTATAGCATCTAATATTCAGTTATTTGATAATGCAGCTAATGGAGACACTTTAAC